GAAGTGGTCTGGTTAACGTTTCGTTGAATAAAGCCAGTGCTGTCGATACCATCCAACAATTGACTGTCGGTTGCAGTACCCTGGAAAAGAGGCGTCTGGCCGCCAACTGATGTGGCCATGGTCATACCTGGACGAACTGTTGTGAACCCACTGATGGAACTCTGTGGTGTGAAAGTTGCGTCCTTGCTCATGATAGCAACAATACTGTCTTCCACAAAGAATTTGATCACAACGTGACTGACCGCTGTGTTGTCGACGATAGTGTCAACAATGGCGCCAGTTGTTCCTGTGCCAGAAGTAAATGCAGGACCCACCAATAACCAAGCAGAACCTGTGTATACTTTTAACTGTGCGTTAGTAGTGTCATACCAAAGGTCTCCAATTTCGCTGGTCGCACCACTGGGTGCTGACGCACTGGCTGTGGCTCCACCAATTCGCTTCCATGCTGTGCCGTTGTAGACATTGAGAATACCGGCGCCTGAATCCCACCAAATCTGTCCAGTCAATGGTGCACCTGGCGCAGTGGTGTTGGAACTATTTTCCAACAGGTGAATAAAGTTCTCGTCGAGAAATTCACCATAACCAGCGTAGTTTTTACCAACCAGCGTCATTGAGCTCGAGGTGTTAATGGTACCATCTGCAATAGTAGCAAAAATTGATCCATCTGTAAGGTTAATTGTATATGCCATTTGGGTTGCTCCGTGTCCTAACTTTATTTATTTACCGTTAATCTATTCATATTATGCCTGACTCAAATTAGTCAGAGTTTGAATTCTCAGTGTGTAATCAATTTGAATTTGACGATTCAAACTTTTTTGCACCGGGTGAAAAATAACGTGAGTAATCAAACGAAGATCAGTGGCGCTGCCATTCCAGCACTTTAATCCCAGTTCATCGAACACATACTCTCCGTTAAAATTGGTAGAATTGTCAAACGCTTGTTGTCCTGGAGGTTCGCCATAATCCAACAAACAAGTGACAAGAATATCCGTATATACTTTGCCAGTGGTGTGCAACACTGTCATTTTGTTGTTGTTGGCATCAGTGTTGGCCGAACTGTTGTCGTCAACTACTTTGGCATATGTTTCGTTGTATAAGTCTGCATTTTGCCCGGTGGTATTCGGGGGCAAATACGTAATAACACCAGTGGGATCCACCGAGCTTCCACCGTTGCCAAATGCCATGAGATAGATCCAACCCAAATCTCTGTTGCTGAGAGTTTGTGCCATGGCTATGGAAATATTCTCGTAGTGAATGGCGTTTTTCTTATCAACTAAAATTTCGCCGCTGTTGGGATCATGTATTTTTACAAATCCTTCAATTTTGGCCAGTCCCGGCTGGATCATGCTCGTTTCTCCACAAATTTCTCTTTGGTGTTAGGGTCAAAAATTCGAACAAATCCTTCAACACTGATACTGCCCGTTTCATTGGGGCGACGGGGCTGTTGTGTTTGTCCCGTTTGTGTTTGAGTTGTTGGCTTTTGCTCGTTGGTTTGATTCATGACTTATTTACCTTGTTTTACATACCCCTCAAGAACCTTGCAGCCTGAGTTTCGGTATCTTGTAGCGCGACACCATCGCTGGGTGTTCCTGCGCCCGGAGCATACCAAGTGACACCACGTCTTACCAAAATTGTAATCCCCAGTCCAGCAGTTGGTGCAACATTAAACAACACTGTAACTGGCGAACTACTGGTCAATGTGTAGCCTTCTGTGACTCTGGTTCCGCCCACATATACTTCAACTGCTTCAGTTTCCAATGCGCTGTCGCTGTCGTCAAACACAATATTGGTAGCTTCAAAATTGACGGTTGTTCCGTTGGCGGTGAAATAATTGCTGTCGATATAGTCTTGAAATTCAGCAGGTAAAATTTCTCCGCGGCCCAGAGCATAGACATATGATCCTGGAGAGTGCTCCGCAACTGCTGTGCCAGCTGTTCCCCGGCGTAGACTGCTCACTGTGTTATTGACAACGTCTCTGTTACGATACATGATTCTCTCACCATTGACAGTCAGAACTCCCCAAATATTTTTATTAATATCGGGTTCGTCTAATTTAGAAACATCGGTTACATAAATCACGTCGTCGTAACTGTCAAGTTGTTGTGTCAACACAGTAGTAGAGTTTTCTGTAATTCTGTAGGTGGCCTGCACTCCTCTCATGTCTTGGAAAATACGGAACGCCATGGCTTCCGGAACAACACTGTTGGTAAACTCAGTTATGATTACAACATCATTGGGTTGTAGTGTGCCTATGGAAAGTATAATTTCGTCGTTGACAATAGTAAAATTCTCTCCGTAGAACAAACGCTGACCATTCAGTGTTACCCATAATTTGTCCGGGGTAAAAGTTGGTCGAGTCAAGAATAGATTGTTGTTTTCAACTGTTATTCCCACAGTATAATCAAAACTTCCGGGTGTGTTGGGTACTGTAGCAGCATCAAAATCAGTGTCATCGTATCCCTCACTGACCACTGTTCCCGAAGAAACTGGGCCAACATACACACTGGTAAGAATATTCTGCTGACGAGTATCATTCCAGGTGATGACTTGAATTACATCTCCCAGAATTGGTACATATCCTTGACTGGTATCTATAAACAGATATTGACCTCCGGTAACTTTGGCTTGTGTATTAGTGGTCACAGATATCAGAATTCTTTCGCCGGCGGCTGGGATAGAAGCGAACACAACATGTCGATGATCTCCAGTGTAAGGTTCCACTGTGAAATCAACCCCCAAGATCTGAGGAATGTCATTGATATAGACAAGAACTTCGTTGTCGGCAATCAGGGCTTGACTGAATCCCAAGCGATCTGGCAGCAGATATGCTGAACTGCCGTCGGCATAGTATTCAACACCTGCAGCAGTTCTTAAACGTCGGCCATTGGCCAACACAATTAAGTTGGCAGGATTTGTGTATTCAAGGCTGTTGTCGAGTTCAAATAGCGTGGTAGATCCGTCGCCAATGATATTTTGAGTAACCGGGGAGCTCCAGCTGTAGTTCACCAGGGTAGAATCAATTGTGGTTGGTCCAAGCACATAAACAACCACATAGTCGTTGATAGTAAATGTATCATTAAATGATACCACTGTGTTGCTACCACTGGCAACATAACTTACACCAGTGTAAGGCACACCATTGACCCATGCATCAACTTCTTGTATCTGTGCATACAGCACAGGCACAGTGATCTGATTGTTGACAATTTGGTTACCGGCATAATTCTGTCGATACAACTGATTACCACCACCCACCCCGTAGGCAATGCCAATCACTGTGTCGCCAACGTTGCAGCCCGATGTAATTGTGAACGTTTTGGCGTTCCAGTCAGTGGTGTAATTGACTCCTTCGACAAGTTCAATGCCAGTGGTTTGGTTTGACAACAAACCTGTTACCAAATAAGGCACTTGATCAAACCATACTGAGAAGTCATAGACATAAGGCAAACTTCCTATGTCAACGCCGAGACTGTAACTCTTAAATCCGTGCCCGTTGAATGCCCAATCTGACCCCGGGCGAGTGTATACACGAAAATCCAAAGTATCAAATTCTGATCCAGGAACCAATTCTTCAGGTGCAAAACTAGAATAAGTGTCTATGTATGCACCACCGTCTACATTAATATCAGTAGGTCTTGTGCCCAAGAAAGGATCTAGATATGGGCTTTCGTAGATTGCATCCAAGATGGCAGGATCGTATGTGGGGCGTCCTTCGGGTCCAAAGCTGATGTTGTCATAGGGATTGATATCAAAATTTCCAACATCAAAACCAGTGTCTTGGTTGAAGCCTACACCAGCAACCTGAACTCCAGGATACTCTACACCATCAACCAACAATGGCAACTGTAGTCCTGGCTCATTCACAGTGGGTGTATAGAATCCCATGGTTCTGTTTACACCACTGAGTGTAGAAGCAGGAACCAATGTCCATTGCTCAGGATCAAACTCTGTGCTCTGAACAGTGCTGTCTGCACTCCACACTCGGTTGTTGTATCTGACCTGGGTTCCTTGCGTATACTGAGTTCCCGCAGTCCAGTCGACAATATCTGAATTATATTCAAATCTGTCGTATTTGATTGTGGTTCGAATTGATCGAACCAGCGAATTGCCCATCACTGCATAGGCTCTGGCCCCTACACCGTTGCCTTGTTCGATGGTAATCACTGCTGTGGTTGAATAACCAGATCCTGGGTCAATTACATCAATAGCAACTACTTTTCCTGCACTGTTGATCACTGCTGCTAACACAGCAGGAACCAAGGCATCACCGGTAACTGTGACAATCGGTGGTTCTGTGTATCCCTCGCCACCATCAATAATACTGACCTCTTCTACGCTGAGTAGATAATTGTTAAACCAGTTGCTCCAAGGCCATTGGGTCCAAATTTCTGCATCTGCAGGTGTGTCAGCAATGCTATTAGGAGTTCCTGTGCCCACAGCAGAGCTCTTTGCGTATGGCAGTAATACAGGGTTGACATATTGAGGAATATCCAGCAATCTATTGTAATATGTCGGAGAATCAAAGTCGGTCAAATCGCCACCATATTGATCTTGACCATTGTATGCTAGATTAAATTCTCGAATTTGAACGTGATAAGGTTTGACTTCTTGAATATAATCCAACACAAAGTCTTGATTATCCTGACGGAAAATCTGGAATGGCAGCAGTTCACGAATTTTATGATTCACATCGATCAAGCTGGTTTTCATCAACCATTCTGGTGCCTGAAGCTCGCTTAAAATAAAGTTGAACATCAAAATCAATGCACGGTTTCTGTAAATTGCCAAATCGTCAATGAACAGTTCTTCGTTGATGGCTTGAACGATTTTTCTAGTTTCAATCACTGGCTCAGCATCAAAATACTGTGCATCAAATACTTCAACGTCAAATCCAAATCTTCCCAGACTGTAGTCCCACAACTCTTCTTTGAACTGAATAGTTCCGTCTTCTAGTCCCACTCTGTCCCAACCCAAAATAGTTCTTTGATATATTTCAAATTTGCCCTGAGCATTGGCAGTGACTTTGACACTGCCACCCACCGGGGTTGAAAATTCCACTGTGGCCAATGCAGCATAGTTAGAAACTTCAAACAAGGGAACTATGCTGCTGTTGTATCCAACCGCATACCAATTGACATAATTCCAATACTTACGAGTGTCATAGTTTTGAACTCTTGATAGCTGTGTGTATCTTTGCCCACCAAGAACTTCGGTTGTCTGTAGAACTTGGTAGATGCTCCAAAGACCATCGTTGGTGCTGTCGGTAGCAACCAAATATCGATATCCCAAAGGAACTTCGTTGAGATCTTGATACCCAAGCTCTTGTATATTTGCCAATCTCATATTCCACTCGCCGCTGGCAGCAGTGGGTTCTGGCTCAGCACTGTTCAATAAGATAAATGTGCGACTCTCTGATATAGGCAATGTCAACAAAATAGAATTAGCGTAGGTTAGATAATTTTCCAACGCAATAAATCTGTCGACGAACATGCTCTGTCGAGGACGATACTGCACACCATAGCGTTCAGCAATACTCAATGACACATCAGGAACAGCAGCACCTGTGGTGTTTACTCCGCAGAAACTGTCTTGTAGCTTGCGGTACAAATTTGCACTCAAGAAACTGTCAGGCTTGTCTTGAGCGATCAATTCATATTCGGTGTGAATGTTGTCATCGTTGAATTCTCGGTCGTAGCCGATATGAATCACAGTGTCCGATGCACTTAGATACTCTAAACCGTTGTAGATTGCAACAGTGCTGGCATCAATAGGAGCAATGTAAGGAATACCCGAGCTTCTGGGGTTTTCAATGTATCTTGCAATTCCAACTGTGCTGAGAGTTTTTCCAGCATTAGTGTTGATGGTATCAATTCCGGTTATCCAGTAGTAATACCTGGTTTCAAAAACGCCTTGTTGATTCAGCACTGCTCTCACTGTGTAGCTGACAGTGTCTTTGGGAGTGCCAGGTCCGGTGTATTGTGCCGGGGGGACCGAGCTTTCTGTCCACTGATAAATGTCTACGCGACTTCCAGGGAAAGTTTGTGCCCATCGTCGACTGATGTATGTTATATCATTTTGCAATGGATCAATAAAACGCACACTGCTGATATCCCACCAGATTTCACCAACTCTGTCATTGGCCCAGAAGTTTCCTTTGTTGTTGATTGGTCCAGCATTGTATCTTGCTGGATCATCAGACCCAATAAAATCAATGTTTTGTCGAGCTGATCCCAAAATTTTGCCCTGCAAAGGGTTTATAAAGTCAAAGAAGTATGTTTTGCTAGACTGTAGCTGGTTATACATGAACACACTGTTAAACAGTCTTGAATCAGCAACCGGAACTTGCACATGTATGGGATACCAAGCTGGTCTATTTGTTGTATTTTCAAACACCGCCACACGACCAAAGTTTACTGCACTGTCGCCCAGGTCACTGCCTGGTGATCCAACCAACAGTCTACCACTCACATAGCTAACAGAGCTGCCCCATTGATCCAGTGGTGCAACACTGTTGTCATAGATTTGTTGACCAAACACGAACTTGCCTGGATTGCTGACAGAAGATTCTGCGCTGGGCAGGAAGTCATATGAGTATACCACACCCGAATTATTTTCAAAGTTTGAAAAGGTTGTGCTTCGATCATCAAAATATGTGGTGCCGGCGTCGAACGTTGTGGGTTCAACAAGATCGGCCCCAGGTGCACCAACAATCAATGTTGTAGAGTCTGACGATACTGACAAAGAAGATCCAAACTTGGCACCCTCTGTTGGGTATGGACTTGTGATGGTCTGAGCATAGGCATACACATCAAACCCTAGATCTTCAAACGCAGATCCTACTGTGCCAGGCAGAACTGACAGTTTATCAAACTCAGTGGCAGCCTCAAGATCAATAATATTAACTGTCAAGAGCCCATTGACCACAGAAGAAACAACATTGGGTATGCCTGATTGATTGATAGCACTGCTCAGTCCCTGCACAGTGTTGTTGGGAACTGCTGGAACAGCCACCAACTGATTGTTGATTCGAATGTTGTCTCCAGCTGTGAGAACAGGGTTTGCATTGAGAGACGTGATTACGCCAAACAATCTTGACTGGTTTATCATGCGCTGAACTGAACCAACCTGTGTCTGAACTGATCCGTCGTTGGGAGAACCAATATACAAACTGCAATTGGTTGGACAGATATCCAGTGTAGCACCAAACTCTGCTTGATCAAATGGATTTTGAGCCTCTATTGATTGAGTCAATGTGAAAATGTTGTTTTCAATTTCTACAACGTCGCCGATATTCAATGAAACATCAACAGTCACAACCGACCCAGACACGCTGAATTGACCGTTAATAAATTCAGCTGAATTTGTAAGGTATTGACCGTTTACAGTTACAGCAACAGGTTCGGCAAATCCAACTGGTAACGTAAATGTGTTCTGTGAGGTGCTACTGATGATATATTTGATCACGCCTCGATCAAACGCATAGGTCATTCCGCTGTAGCTACCTGTTCCAGAGTCAGCAAGCTTGGCACCAATTACAATCATTCGAGCATTGTCTGTTTGTGCAATGCTGGAACCAAATCTTCCTCCGGGTGCAGCAACTTCCAATGTATCAATGTATTCGAATTGTGTTTTGGCGCTGACAACAATGCTTGCACCAGCTGCTGGTATGGTGTTAAACACAATGTCGTTGGCAAAAGCACTGTCGTTTTGAAAGTCGTAATCAATAAATGGTCGTTGCAGAATGCCATCCACAGAAACAGAAATATTCCAAATGTTTTCAACAGTGTAAAGATAAGGATCAACCGGGAATATGTAGTTGTTGGAAATACCACTTCCGCTGATGGTAAAATCTTCAATTCCGCCCGAGCCGTCGATATCTGTGATTGTGATAACCAAGTTGTTGGCCGGCGCAGTGGGACTGGTTGGTAAAGAATTGTCGTTGGCCAACAAGTTGCCGTTGATGGTAACAGTGTTACCGATTGCATAACCTGTGCCAGCAGTTGTCACTGAAGCAAAATATTGACCACGGGTGTTGGTTACTGTAAACTTAGCCCCTACACCAGACCCCGATGTGCTGTTTTGAACAACTTCATAGAATGTTGTAGAATCTAGCAGTTGAGCCTGCTTTCTCTGTATGAATATTGACTGTCCTTCTGGGGGCAAGTTTACCAATATCACACTGGTTGCATTAACAGTGTAATCTGTGGGATAGCTCAACAATTTGTTGTTGTAGACCACACTGAGTTGCTCAGGCTGTGCTGGATCAATTTCTATAGATTGATTATAGGGATAAATTTTGTTTATGCCGTCTGTGGTATAACGAATTTGTTGAAGCTCTACATCTTGTCGTGCAAAAGCATAAACTTTGTTGTTTCCAGGAGCTCCAACAAACATCCAACGTTCGTCTTTGCTGACAGACACAGAGTATCCAAATTCACCAGTTCCAAAATCTTGGTCGGGTGCCACCAGCAATTGACGTTGTTCAAATGCATTACTGTCTTCGGCTCTGAATATTGCAGCAGCATATCCCATGTTGGAATTTGATGCGCTGGCACCTGCAGCAATCCAACTTTGATTGCCTATGTCCACAGCATTGCCATATCCCAACGTTCCTGTGGTTCCCAAATTCAAGAAAGCGTTTTCGGCGTATTGATTTTCAACATCTTTGATATATGAATATACAGCACCAATGGCTGGAGCATTGTCAGAAATTCTGTATCCAGGTGCGCCTGCAACAGCAATAATATTATTGGTGCCCTGAGCAACACTGTAGCCAAGTTGGCTTTGATATACGGGAGTTCCTTGCGGAATATTTTTTGACTGTATTTGTGTAAACGGTGTTTGTTTTTCTAAAACAGTCCACAGTCCTGCACCATTGTTGTCAACCCAGGCTCGAGCACCTGCTGTTAATTCGTTGGCATAACTGAGATTGATTACATCGCTGGCCTGCGATACTCGCATGGTGCGTAGCACCACTGCTACTCCTTGTCCAACAATGTCTCTGGTCACTGACAATTGAATTACTGCTGTGTTGGCCGTTGGAGTTGCCAATATTCTATACACTCCATCAACTGCGTCATCAAAGTTTCTAATTATGATAACGTTGCCTGTGACCAGGCCGTGTTTCTGACTGAATTGCACCACACTGGTGCTGTTTAGATTGGTAGTTATTAGTTGCACATTGCCAGGCACACCCTGACAACGAAATACACCCCAGTCGTAGGCATTGACTTTGGCTGACCAAATGGTTGTTCCAATGCCCACAGTGTCTAACACACCTGGTGCAAATCCCAATCTGGCATCCAATGAAAACACAGTAATATCAACATCGTCCAGACTCACATAACCAGCAGTGGGCAACGCAGCATCTTGAATTGATGTTGTGGTTGTTGGGAACACATCGGGACTGGTAATTTTGTAGCTTTGACGCCAAAAGTTGGTGTATAAAATCTGTTGATCGGCTTCACTGACTTCACCTACATTTACAATTTGCACTGTGGCAGGATCTGCGTTCAAATCAGCTTCGTTGAGTCTTAGTTCAACAAAACTCTTGTTGGCATTTGCGCCATAGGTGCCCTGAAGAATAGCCCAATTTTCGTAGAGATCGTATTCGGCAACTTCTTTGTTGGTTTTAGCATTGCCGATTAATTGAACGGATCTGATGGTTCCTTTGTCCTTGAGGAACTGTTGATATACATTGACCTGACTAATGTCATTAAGATTCAAAGCAGACATGTATTGTCTTGGTCTGAATCCGATCAGTCCATAGGCCACTAAATCCTGGTCTGTTTCAAGGTTTGCATCGTTTATGCTATAACTGTTGGCCAGCTGGTTGCTGAAATTGGGCAAGTTTTGCAGCAGGCCCCGTTGAATCTTTGTATAGTCGCTCTTGACCCAATCGCCATAATCAAATTCAATCTTGGGCTGAACAATGGTTTGTGCAGACCAATAGTTGTTTTTGTAGATAACAATTTCGCCCTTGGCATATTTTTTATCGGGACTCCAGTTTTCAACTGTTGCATCATTGTTGTAGATGAATCCTTGTGCATCTAACTGTCCGTTCCAGTCAGAATTTATCACCGCGGTAACATTGACTCTACTCTGTCTTGCACCTGTCACTGGGTCGTAAATCAAGTCGTTGAACACACTGACATTGTCTAATACAACCAAGCTTTCGTAAGAGGTGAACTTGAGATTGAGATAGCTGATGGTTTGTTCGGTCAGCGAAGAAATTTTAAAAATATTCTCAAATCGATCAACGACCAGGTCACGCACAGACACAGTAGTTCTATTTTGATCAAGGATATTGTTTTCCGGGGTCTGCGCCACAATACTGTCTATGATGGCTTGATCTCGAAATGCAGTGATACTGAACGCCGACGGGTTCAAGTTTATTATCGAACCTGGTTCCCAATTCTGATTGGCATAGTATAAAAACTCCTGGGCCATTTGATCCCAGTTTAGATCATAACCATTTTGTCTGTCAGTGAACAACAGTCCGCGGCTGGACAGCAATGCTCCGTAACTCAGTAAAAAGTCAAGCACCACGCTCTTGTTGGTGAATACATATCCATAGGGAATTTTTACAACTTGGTCAGTGTATTGATTGGGAACAGATATGCTTTCGCCGCCGGCAAAAATAGTTTTGGTAGTTCCGTAAGGTTTGCTGGTTAGAATTTCAAAATATGGATTTGTTATACTGTATCCATACACTGTATATCCACCCTCGACTACTTGAACAATTACCGAGGTATAGTTAATTTGTTCAAATGGTTGGTTTTTATACAACAATAAATTGTAGCTTTCGTCGGGCAGCAACAAACTAGAATTCAAGCTGTTGGGGCTGGACTTTTCTGTGTAAATTTTAAGATATTGCTTGTCTGTGAACGCGCCAAGTCTGTAGCAAAGTCTAACATCTAGACTTTGTAAATCTTTTGCGAGACGGTCGCTGCTGTTGATACCGGCCTGTTGATTGTAATCAATGATCCAGTCAATGAAGCTGGCTTTGCTGGTGCCGTTGCCGTAGACTTGGATACCATTGGCGTCCAGACGATAGCGACCGTTGTAAAGATACTGGTCGTAGTCTGTGTCAAATTTGTAAAGATCTCGATCAGCAAACAACGAGAAGAATTCTGCTGGTCGTGTCAGTGCCAGCAAACGCATTACAGCAAAAGGATAGCTGGAACTTCTAGTCCAAGAGTATTCCACTGGACCGCAGTCTCCAAACACCCAACTCTTTTGAAACTGACTGGCATCGTAGAAACCAACCACACAATTGAATGGGCTCAGCAATTCTCCTTCGGTGCCATTGGGAATAATCTCAGTTAACTTGGGACGAGCATACTGCGGAAGATAATATTCGCCTGCAGGGTCTGCTACTTTACCAGCAGCAAGATCGTCCCATAACACCAAGTTGTCGCTGGTATATGGTGCAGCGCCGTAAACGTCTTGCCACCACGATGGCTCTATGCTGAAGCCCAACATTTCCCAGGGGGTGGTATTGGGACTGGTGGTATCATAGAACCAGCGATACAGGCCGCGCCAGGCGCCCACAGGCATGGGACTTTCGTTGGGGCCAGTTATCTTGTTGCCAGACGAAATGTAGTTCCATGTAAATTGATTGTTGGCATTGTAATCTTGTTCTTGATAATTGAGTTTGTTCCAACCAATCCAACTCAAGAAGTCAGCACTCAAAATTTGATTGATTTCGGACAGTGTATAATCAGTGGTTCTAAACTGTCCTGGAATTACATCTTGTGCTGTCAACGGAATAATGCTTTTGATTTTTAAGTTGTTGAAAATTCTTGTTTCAAATTCCAACAACAACTCGTCGCGAAAGTCGCCAAATGCAGTGGTAAGGCTACCGTCGTGACCCTCAATCATCAGCTGAGGTGTCACATAGTTGGTGTCCACATAGATTCGAGGTCTAAATGCAGGATACAGTCCAAGCTTGGTTGGAGTATTTGGGACATAGTTACCGTATGTTGTAGCATACTCTCTGATGATCACAGTGTCGCCCACAGCCAGAGGAACAGTGATGGTAAGTCGTGGACCGTCCGAAGATACAGTGTAATCTTTGTTGATCATCAACAACACGTTGTTGAGATATACCAGCAGGCCTTGATAGTTTGAACTGGTAAAAGTATAGGTAGTAGACAGATCAAACACATTGGTGCTGATTGGTGTTATTTTGCTTGTTCGCTGACTGAATATCGAGCTGGCAGGCAACATGTCCGACCAATAAAATGGCGATGCTTCAGTTTTTCCCGAATTGATATCGTTGATAGCTGCGGTCAACATGTCGGGAATCGTGTAATTTGTATAGTCGTTACGAGTTACTGTGTCCAACAATTGTGCTTTGAATTTTTCATATTCGCGACTGTTGTATGATAGAGCATTGAATATATTGTATTCGTTGCTGCGCATGAAATAACCAGCCAGAGTCATCGGCGAACTCTGTTGGAGAATATTTTGTCCGTAAGGAATTACATTGCCAAGGTCTCTGATGTTGTTGGCACCGTTGATTGGCCCAACAAGATTTTTAAGATTTTGACCAATGGATTGATAATGAGATCTTATGGTTCCCAGCGTGAATGTTTGACTGTTTCCATTCAACGGATTGTTTTCAAGGTTATCCGGAACTTGATAAAAACCAAACTTGCTGACTTTGCTGCTGAGTGCGTCGACTTCGATCACTGATCCAATGCCATCAATGCGATTGATGTTGTTCAATGTAATTGTTGTGGTATCTCCAGAAACTGCTAGTGTGTAATCGGTTGGATCGATAAAAATTCCAGATATGTATAGTTGAACCGCAGGAAACACAGATGTGGTATCAACAGGAACATCCAATACCAATGGCGATCCATCATACACAAAACTAAATTGTTGTCTCACTACGCTCTTGTCAGCAGCAGGTTGCCAACCAATTTCTTTGATAAAATCTGTTCGTGTGCGATATTGACGAACATAGCCAGTGCTGATCATTTCAGTGGTAGATACGCTGTCTTTGGTATACACAAAAGAATCAGTATACAAATTGTTTTCAAATACAATATCGCCCACATTGCTAAGGCTAAGATACTTCAACGGAAATCTCAACACAGTGTCATCTGTGCCTGTTCCCACTGCATAAGAAAACAATTTACTACCCGCAAAGTTTGTGGATGGATATTTAAGTCTGTCGCTAAGGCTTATGCCAGCGGTATCATACACATCAAACAACGGTGCTTGATTAGTTTGTGTTTTTTGTTGTCCAGCAAACCATGTTACTCCATCAAAGTAAAAAGATTTGCCTTGTTGAAGCGCACCCGACAAACATACCACTGTTTGATTGAACAAAACTGTAGCGTCGCTGGCTGGAACCAGATTAATGATTGGTTGTGCTATCAAGGGTGACACCGTGTCAGGAACAATGAATTCAACCTGATAAATTTTGTTTCTAACGTTAGGATCAACGTCGGCGGCGAAGATCACTCGACTGCCGTTGATAAAAGAGTATCCATCCACACTGTAACCAATGGTGCCATTAATAGTGCTCAATGCGTCTGTGGCATTGAAATCAATGATATCAACTGGTGCTTTACCCTGGGTTCCAAAATTGTAAAGATGTGTGTTGGCTCTGAATTCAATGATGGGTCGCTTGGCTCGAAAATTGTTGTCTAACACCGCCACAGTGTTGTTGTACTCTGCGCTGGCATTGATAACGTCAATGTGAAACCAACGATTTGATCTAGACCAGGCATTGGAGTCTAGACTTGCTCTGTTTATGGTCAAATAATCAGGAACCAGTGGTTGATTTAAACTTGCATCAAAGTTTCCTACATCATAAGGTGTGCTATCGTATGGAACTGTGGCACTTTGTGTGTATGTTTCTGGCGTAACAAACTCGCTCACTGGCAGCAATTTGATTGCAGTGCCGACGCCTTCGATGTAGTAACTGTTGTTGGCGTAGGTTTCAGGAACAATATCGCCTACAAATGTTACTTTTAATCCATTGGTGAATGTCACACCGTTGGGGCTAATATAGTTCTTTTTGTCAATGATCTCATTGACGTTGAGCTGTCCTTGATTTGTTTGATCGACCAGTTCGATTCGACCAAAAATTTCAGGATCAGTTCCGTCTTGATAATACAACACAGATTTGACAGCAGACAGCAACGGAATCTGTTCAAACTCAGAACTTGAATTCTTGAACCACTGAGTGCTGGAATAAGTTGTGCCAAACTGTATGTTGAATTTTTGCAAATTTTCTATGTTATAGACACTTGTTAACTGTATATACTGACCCCCGCCTTCGGTATTAACATACTGCACTTGCCATACACTGCGCTGGACGCTAACATCGGTTATTGAAGTGGTTTGATCAAATAGTATACTATCATACGATCCCGGGCCACCAATTACCGGTACTGAAGGCGGAGCGGTTCGAATTAATGGATCATATTGTGTAGTGGCTTCCCAGCCACCACCCTCGGGGTCGGTGTTGGTTTCAGTGAATACCAAAGTTCGACCATTTAGATTTGTTATTCCATCAATGCCCGATGGAAACTGTTTGAAAAATTCATCTACAAAAACATTGTTTAGTTGATCAAACTGTAAATTACATATTAAATCTACTTTGCCACTGGCAAACGTTATAGGGGCAAGATTATAGTAAAAATCCTGTGCTGTGGTCAAAGGAACATTGAAGGTCACTGTGCCAAGGTCTTCACCGTTGTTGACCACTCCCAATACATCTCGACTGCTGATGTTTGGTGTGGCAATCAACTTCCCGTCAACACCGGGATCAACCTGTATCCAAAATCCTGGCCCAGTGCCCGGCACAGCATCCACAATTTCTATGTTGCCTACCATGTTTCTCTGCAAATCGTTGCAGTAATACAGCACATCCGGAGCGTCTTGTGGCACAGTAAAAGTGATTTTTCCAGTCACGGCACCATTGTTGGTTACACCGTCAGTGTATTGATTGGTAGTTCCCAGTGTTGGTTCTGTCTTGATAAAGAACTTGTATTCATTTCTAACCAGTGTGAACACATAGGTATTTCCTCGCACCAGTTTTAAATTGGGATTGTCTTGATAATCAATTACAAATGCACTGATACCTTTGCTGCTGACACGAAAATTTACTGTTTCTTTGGCGTTTTGTGCAACGTCAAACTTATAGGTTCCTCCGCGAACCAAACGAATCACAGGGTTATTGCCTGTTTGTTCGCTGAAAGTATAGACTCCGTTTTCTCGTGTCACAGTGAATGTGTCAGTCAGCGGAATGTCCCCTGAAAACACATTAACAGAATCAGGCCCAGCAGGTAACCAGTAGTATTGACTGAAGTTTGCAAATTTGTCTAGGTCAATAAACGGATCCCAGGTGTAGTAATCGCTGGTATACAAACGATCTGAGTTGTTGGTGTACCCGCCTGCTAGTCCCACAGCATCGGTTATACCTGGATATGTGATGGCGTCTTGAACTTGATTGGTGTCATATTTTTTCAATATCACACCCGGTTCAAGTTGATAATTTGTTCTGACGTTGGTGGTTTCTTTGATGTATTCGTCGTTGGGATTTACACCAGGACCTACTCTACGTCCCACAAAGCCTTGAATGGTTGTGAAGGCAGGCTCTTGAACTAGTTGATCCAGCGTAGCTGAAAGAAACTGTTTGTTTGTAGAAGTTTGAAAAATCTCAGGTAAAAATTCTACTGTTCTAACTCTCGCCATATTAAATTACTCCACTGCCTGGGGCTGTTCGAATATTGGTGCTTGTCAAGGCTTCAATCACTTCAATGTTATTTACTGTCGCTGCATTTACAAAAATTTGGCTAGGTGCTGATCTTATTTCATACAAGTCGCCAAAACTCTTTTGTGGGTCCAATGGCACCAGCACCACCGAGCTGATGACTCCTCCCATTTGATCATGCAGGTAAGAGGCCAGTTCTGAAAAATAGAAAGTATCGCCAAAGTCCCACTTGTCAATGCTGAAATATTCATTCATGTAAGTGACCACAAGATTTTTAATTTCACTCACACTGGCTGTGCTGTTGAATGCTTTGATTACTTTGATTGTGGCTCTCAGTGTATCGTCGGCTTTGTTGCCAAACAGCGGCTTGAACTCTACAGAATTCAAAATCACAGAGTCAGAAATCATTTTATAATCTTGCAAACCTTGATATGCAGTGGTCAACTCGTTTATGGTCGGAGGTGTTGGCTCGGGCACAGTGCCAGTAACATCTCGAACATAGTTCTGATATGCTGTGTAATACTGTGCGGTTACCACGTAGATATCAATGATGTTGGTTGTCCCTGGATCAATTCTTGAAGTCAATGGACTGTTGTGTCTGTATTGGAAATATAAATTCTGACGACCAGTTCTTGCCAACCAACTGTTGCTGACGTCAGTTAATGTTCTCAATCCAGTGGCAGGACTTACTGCCAATTGATAAAACAGTTCGCTTTGTGTGGCATAAAAAATTTGCCCGTTGACATACTGTTCCTTGACTAACTCAATGGCAGTTAAATTGGTGTATTCAGAATTTACTCGACCACTGGCAACCAACAAATATCTTTCAAGGTTGTCAAAGTCAACTGTTTTCTCTAAGAATACCAGTTTGGTTGTTGGATCCACAGCAGGCGCAACAATGTCGTTGAAGAAATCAGGATTGTCAGGAACACCGTCCGCGTCAGAGTCTTTGAAACTTACCAACACTTGGAAGTCGTCAACATAACCATCACTGAGCACTGGTTGAGCAACAATGTTTAACACAGCGTCTTCGGCCAAGGGCAATGCACTGTCGGGTCTGCTGTTTGTTTTAAGAACGTTGATAAAGTCTTGAATCACTGTGCCAGTGCGACTGTCATAGATCTGTTGATCACCGTAGTAGAAAAATCTTGTTTGTAGCAGCGAAGCAAACACATATTCAAGTGCTCGCGAAGTCACTGTGTAAGTGCTACCGTCAGTTACAAACTGAACCAACCAGCTGGCGTCAAGATTGGCACCAGAAGTATTTCCAGCATCAGCCAAACTAAATGCTTGATCTTGTGCCAGGTTAGTTGATGTTATCAGATACCAAGATCCAGCAGTGCCTGTTACGTCGCCTTGACTGTCGTATCCAATACCAAAATTTCTATTCAGCAAAATTTGATCGGCCATTTGTGTTTCAAAAGACAGCGGCAAATCTGTTATGAAAATTGGAATAACTTCAGCAGCAACTGCTCCGGTGGGCACAAAATTGTTCAATGCCACTGGCCCTAGTCCATTGGCAAAATTGCCCAGACCTTCATTGGTGCCATCGAGGTAAATGCTGGTGGGGCTGGCCCAGATAACTAGTTTTTCGTCGGCACGAGTAGGAACTCCTGCTTTGAGTCTGTTGTTGGAATCAAAGTAAAAACCTGCCGGAGGAACAAATTTCACAAGACTTTCAACAGTGATATATTTTGTATTGCTGCTACCGGTTCCAACGGCCACTGGATTTCCAAGAGAGTTTTTAAAGTATCCAGTTGTGGTATTGGAAATACTGGTGCTTTGATTCCAACTCACACTCACCGGGATCAGACTGGGTCTGGGAAATTCAGCATAATAAAACTGCTGCATCAAACTGTTGCGCAACAATGGCTGAATTTGGTTGGCAATGATGTTGGCTACTTCGTTGTTGCTGGCATAGGTAAATTGAAAGCTGGGAGATCCATAGTTTTCATACAGTGCACCATCGCTGCCAAACACATTGGTTGATGCATATTTCCCTGTGCCATCGATCAGCTCAAGATATCTACTGGTGCCAATCGACGCACGATTCAATGCCTTGCTCTTGAGAATGGAGTTGTAGGCAGTAAATGGAAAATTGTTGTAGTCTTCGCCGTTGACCATGCGGTTCTGGGTGTAGTAACGAGCCGGTGCACGTTGCTTGATTTCGTCAATGGTTTCACGAGGTTGTGCATTTGAAACAGGTGTTGTGATTCCACAAGTAAATGTAATAGTTTCTAGCTGTCCTGTTCTGCTGATGTAGCTGATGGGAATCACGACGCTTTGCATTTCTTCAGGATTAATGATGTATTGCAATCCGTTGGAAGCACGCACATAAGTGCGGAACGTGCCCACCGGGATGGCACTGAACACACCATCACCAAAATTCAATGTGATCTGATCATTGGATCTGCTGGTAATAGAATACAGTCTGCGAACGCCAGGCTCGGTTTGTTCAGCTGCTGCTGCATACACGCTTTCTACAAATTGCCATTCGCTGGCCACGTTGCCTACATCATCAAGCTGATACAGCCAATGGTCGTCGTTGTTGCAGCCTTCAATATTGATGGGCACTGATCGATTGCTCACTCGGTCAGCAAGATTAAAGTCCTGACTCTGCAACACACCTTGTTTGAATAAAAAGAAATATCCTGTGTTGGCAGAGTTGAATCCCAGACTGTCGTTGCGAAATAAAATATTGAATTCGCCATCGGGCTGAGGACTAGGCTCATACACATAGTCTCTGTTGATGGTGGATGCGTTGACAGCTTCAAACGGCATGCTGATACCGTCCACTGTGGCAGTGTAAGGAATCACTGGCAAAAATCCTGGAACTAGATTCACGGTGTATTCTGCTGTATCAACACCCAAAATAGTTGTTCTATTCGCTGGACGTCCAATGCGCTGACTGCTGACCAAGCTGGCATTGATCACTGCTGCAAACTGCTCTTGCCAGTTGAAGTTTGTGGGGTCTGCCCAGTTAATGGTAACGTTGGCTAGATCAATACCGTTGACATCTATGACATTTTCTGTTGTTGTTACAGAAAAAATCTTGAGATAGCCCGATGCTGAAGTGTTACGCTTGGGTGTATAGCTGACCAAGTTGGCCAAGCGCACAACGCTGTCTCTGCGTTCAGCAGTGTCAAGATAGTTTTCTCTGGCGTTTAAGTCGTTGCGGAAAGCCAAACTTTGGCCCATAAACGCAATAATGTCCAGCAAAGCAATAAATTCCGAACTTTCAATGTAGTCATTGAATGTTTCGGGATAGTAAAGACGAAGGTAGTCAACAAAACTTTTTCTCAGAGTTTCAAAATCGTAGCTTTGAAAGTCTGCTTCGCGATAGGTCTGATAGATTCTTTTCCAGTCCTCGACCCCAAATATAGCGGTTTGTCTAGTAGTCTTAGCCATAGTAGTCCATTATTGTTTTATTTATGGAAACTAAAAACGGCGTAGTTAAACGTAGCTAGCGGTTCGTGTGTTTTGATCGAAGAATATTGCCAGGCGTTGAGGTTCTGTGCTGGGCACCAATATCAGTTCTACCTGCAGTAGAATTCCGTTTTGTTGCGGAAAAATTTCAATGTTGGAAATCTGTATGCGAGGATCGCCGCCAGCCAGTCTCTGCAGTTCGTTGATCATGGCTTGATCAGTTTCTTCGGACTGATTTTCAAACAAGTTGTCCCAGATGATAGTGCCAACTTGAGGGCGGCCCGGTATCTGACCTTGACGTATGTTGATAGCATTTAAGAAATCACGTTTGATCAATGCTGAATCGGTCAATGTAAACTTTTTGAATTGACCTTGTGTATTAAATCCAATGAATGCAGGCATAACTGTATTTAACTTGATTGAGAACCAGGCGCAAAGCGGAAAATGCCATTTTCATCTGTGTTTACAACTGTCACAGGAACTCGAACAATGGTGCCGTCGGGTTGTAGCACCGATGTGGTATTTGCCACGTCGGCCACTGCTGCAGGAATGTCAGTGTATTGCGGCACTGGCACCTTTGGATTGCCGATAATATCAGCAACTGCTTGATCAATAGTGTCTCGTTGTGCTTCAAACGGTCCAGTGGGCACAGTATCTATCAGATTCAAGTCTTCTCCATAGAACTCTTCAAAGTCAATGGCATATTGACCCTGGCGGGCAGCAGTAGACAACTCATCAACCTGTGCACTGTCAGCAAAACCATCTATCCATTGAGTCACTGAGTCTACCCCGTAAGTGGTTGCTGGCTGCACAAATGTGGCTGTGTATCTTGGGGGTTCGTTTCCTTTTAACACTCCGCGATCAACCAGTCCTGTGTATGCAGCAATTAATAACCCTACCTGCACCACATTTTGTAGAGTTTTATTGCTAAGGTAATCGTTGACTGAGTTGGTTCCAAACTGTCCAGTCCAGGTTGCAGCAGACTTTAGCACAGTATCTGGAGACACACCAGTGGCTATCAAATTCAATGCAGCAGGATTAACCAGGCCGCTGGCCACCAGAGCCGCAACATTTTGTCCATAAGTGCCCACACCGCGACTGGGACTACCTAGCTCAGGTCCAAGATACACTGGAAGGTTGCTTTCGTCTAGTTCCCACCCTGGATTTAAATTGCCATTATTGTCGTAGGCTCCATATCTGCCGGAATATTCAGCTGCCATTTGTGCAGTCATCACAGTGACCTGTGGCTGTGACAGCGGTCCTGCTGGTGCAACAGCCAGAGGTTCTGCAGCAACCTGTGATAAAGTCACCGGAGCTGTTATTGATCGTTGTTCGACTTGAGTGTAAATTTGTCCAGCAGCACTTTGTGAATCTGGTATTTCAACTGTGATAGGATTCAAGTTTACACTGACATTGGCTCCTTGACCGTGGCCCACAAATGGTTCGTGTGTGGGGGCGCGAGTCACTATGGTTTCCAATTTGTTGGGGAATGATGTCCAGCCGCGACTAGCTACAAATTCAGTGTCTGGCAATATTGTATTGGGAATCGATGGCGCCTGCGGCACCGAAGTTGCTTGTCCTCCGTTGAGGTTGATCAAACTTGCTTGAAAATTCAACTGAGAAGCACTTTTCATTGAAGCAGATCTTCCTTGTAGAGCCAGTGTGCCATCGCTGCGCATGCCCAAGAACTGTTTGGATGCGACCAGCGTGGTTTTTTCGCTGTTCAACAACAAATTTTCTGCGCTGTCGATCAATGTTGTTTTGGCACTTTTGATTCTGATGGAGCCACCGCTGAACATGTTGATGCCTCGATCGGCGTGAAAGTTCAACACGCCTTCGCTTCTTAGGTTGATAGAATTGGTTGCATACACATCTACTGTGCCTGATTTTCCAAATTCTATCCAAGTCTGACCATTGGCATGAGTGATGTAGAATGCATCACCGTCGTCACTCATGGTAATTTGATGACCTTTGGCTGTGCGAATACGTATCAGTGTGTCCTTGCCGTCGATGTCGCCATCGTCCATGACAAAAGTGTGACCGCCTTGACGTCCGATCACTGCGATGTCTTGCAGTCTTACTTGGCCACGTTCCAGAGCTTGTTTGAAAGTTTTTTCATCGTAGCCGCCCTGATAAATTGGTTTGCCAGGTGTGGAAATACCATAACAGTTGGACGGACTCTCGCGTTGCGCACTGCTTTTGATTGGTCCACGAATGGGATCCTTGGCAAGTCCTTGTTGAAACAAAATACCTTCAACTGTGCTCTGCACAGGTTTTTTCTGATCAAAGAATCTGGGACTGTTGGTAAATGCAGGATCAATGTCGTTGATTTCTGTTACTGCTGCTGTGGGAACGTCGCTCAACAGTTGTTGCTGAGTGGGGTTATTGGTTGCATAGTTTGCACTTGCACCAATGGCCGGAATCATGTGATTGAGACCGTCTTCGGGTATGCACCCAAGATAGTATCCTCCTGTGGTGGGATCGCCAGACACAAAGAAACACAGCACTCGGGTGCCAAGATCTGGTGGTGTGAACCACATACCATAACTGTTGCGATTTCCAGGATAGGATCCCACACCTGTGATACCACTTTGTTTGGTTGCGCCATAGAATGGAGAACAATATTTTACAGTTCGCCAAGATGACGTATCTTCAAGATTGGGACTTCCATCGTAGTTGGTAGATCCAAACTGCTGAATCCAAACTTGTAAACGGCCTGCCCGTGTGTTGTCGACATTGTTGACCACGATGCCGATGAATGGACCCATTTCCACGGGTGTGCCGCCACGATCAAATTTATATTCTGGCGGACGGCCTCTGCTATCTAAATTTTCTGACATATCTTATCCTGGGTTTCCGTCTTTGACAATAGGTTGTGTGTTATTGGCACCCGAACCTGGGACTGCTGTTCCTGATGTATCTCTGAATCCAGGTAGTATGGTACCTGAATAATTGTTGGTGCCTGCAGCAAATGCTGCTCTTGCAAGCTCCAATGCCTCTGCTGGTGGAACATTCCGGCGTCGAGCTTGTATGTATACCGGACTGCCTCGTAACTGCTCCAGAGTTGGATTACTGAGTTGCGATGCTGGTCTCAATATCTGCTGAGTTCCAATTGCCAGCGCACTTGTTGGCGTTTGTCCTGTAACTGAAGTTGGTCGAGCCCATGCTGGTGCTTTAGAAACTGTGGGTGCTGCTTGTGCAGCAGCAGTTGGAGCAGGTGCAACAGCTTGTGGCAGTGGGCGGCCTTCCCTTCTGCCCGGCGGATAAAATACCATCAACGACCCTTTGAGATGCTGAATAAATTTTCCGCGTTCAAACACGCTGTTGCACTCTTTGGCAATGTAAATTCTGCTGAATTGTGCAGCACCTGGTGTTCTGGTTACTTGATCCAACTGGGTGGTAGAATTCAGCCGATCTGCTGAAGGTTGGGCCAGGCCAGTGGCAAGATTATAGTCTCTAGGTGCATTGAATGCAATTTCAAACAGTATTTGTTGAGCGTCAAAGTTGATTGTGCCATCGGCCAAAAATGCTTTGAAATAGTTGGGATCGCTTTTGTTTAATGCAACAAAAGCTTCACCTTGTTGTAGCCACGCAGGATCTCCCACAATGGTCAAATTTGCTTCTTTGAGATCGGCGGGACTGTAGAGTTGATCTGCGGCGTTAGCAGCAGGTTCGTTTGTTTTAGGATTGGCGCCACCCTGTGTGCTCTGGCCGCTGGCAGTGGTAGGTAGATATTTAAGTTGTTCGTTGACTCTAATAGCACCTTGCACAGAGCTTGTGGCCCCAGCCTGATTGGTATTGGTCAATGCAATGTAATACAAATTGTTCAGACTTTCTTCGTAGCTGATTACCTCTGTGTTTTCTCCTGTGAACCAATACTTGTATTGTTTGTGCACACCCCTAAACACCGGGGGGTTGAAATAGGGCGAATTGAGTTGATTGATAAAGTATGGCGATATCGTATAGGTAATCTTATAGGCATAGTCATTGCGCTTTTCGTCATACTTGTCCAACATGGGCACAGCCTTGAATCCTATGCGATACCATGTGGTATTTTTTAAATTTACGCCAGGGCCTCGGTCCGGACGTCCAGTTTTGTTGTCAAAAATCTCAGTTTGCTGATCTCGAATGTAACTGCTGCCTCTGAGAACCCGATCAATGAACTGCACTATCTGCGTTCCGGCCAACACTGATTCGGTCTGTGTGTTGACATCCATGCTTTGCTTGCTGGGCAGCTTTTGATCAGCAGCGGTTCCTGGTTGTGCCATGGAAGTGGTTCCTTTGCTCAGTCCCGGCTTGATAATCGTAGCACTGGCAATGGTGTCTAATGCAAATTCAATATTGTATTCATCTTGATATTGTATTACTCCTGCTCGTTCAAGTTCAGCTTGATATCGATTTAATCTTTGCATGAGGCCTGGCCTCACTGTGGCTTTTGTTGTGGGTGCAGCACTGGCGTTGGCTGGTGGAATTTGTCCAAAAAATCTACCAACACTGGGGTCAACGGTTCCAGTTTCTCGTGGCAAAACAGACTGTGCAGACACAGCTGCCTGGCCCGCAGAATAAATGTCGGGTCCGGCCAAAACATCCTTGACTGTTTTTCCGCTGAATTCAAATTGAAACGGAATAGTGCCTCGACCCTGACTGGCATTTATGTAATATGGAGGAGCTTTGAAATGTATGTCGTATTCAACTGCTTTGCTGGCAATCCTCCAATCAAGTTTGGTAATGATCAAGGGATAAAATTTTTCCACAAATGCATTGGGATCGCTGGTTTGATTGGTAAGTTGATTTGAGTTTCGACCACCGCGCACTAAATTGCCCTGCTGATCATAACCATAGAACTTTATGACCAAAAGAAACAGTTGACTAGCAAAGTTTATTTTAGCACCGCCGGGGCCAATGCCAAAATACTGCTGCACTGCTGCATCGAGATTTTGAATGAAGCTGATGCCATTGGGTTCTATCACAGTCATTCTGGCTTCTTTGACATTGTGTGCCAAACGTGTGGCCTTGCCCACAAAGAAACTTTTCAACTCGATTTTGTCAATGTAATAGTCCAAACTAAAAAAATCACTGCGGCCTGCCTGTGCGGCACCGCCGGTTTGAATCAGCAGTGGAGCATTGCCAAGATCCTTGGACCCAGTGTTTAAGATGCGTTCATAGTTGGAACGATCGATAAGATAGAAACTGGCCTGATATGAATAACTGGCATACTGTCCTAGCACATTGTCTTGAGCCACAATGTTTTGTTGCCAGTCAATGGCATTGAGAGATGATATCAGTCTTTGTGACCCCGCATCATCGCCGCCTGCACCAACACCCGAAGACAAAGGTGCGTATAAATCACCGGATTCAGGATTTCTTCTAAGATTCGACAGTGTTCCATCTTCGGCCCTGATGGGTATTCCTTGGGTGTTTGTAGTAATTGCTTGCGTGACAGTCAATGGTCGTAGATTGCTGTCGGTTCCCGAGTCTCTGCTGCCAGCAAGACTGAATTGCTGTGCATTGGATCCAGTGGTAGTATCAGGCGGTAGCGTTACTCTACCATTTTGCAATACAAGAACTCCGCCCGGAGGATCTGATGGGTTGGCACGGTCGGCCCTGGCGGCCTGATCGTCCCGGACTACGTCACCTGAACTGTCGCGTGACAGCAATGATTCTATCTGTGTGACTAGAGCTGCAATCCTAGTGCCGAGATCTTGTATTTGTGGCAGCAGTCCCAACTCCCCAGATTGGTAACGAGCGCCCAGTGCTTCGCGCTCGGCAACCAGGCGTTGATATTCAATCTGAAGATCGCGTAAGCCGGACATGTTAGAATCCTAACGTTTGTTGGAGAGTGGTAATACTTGGCAAATAGATTGTTGTTCCAGTTGTGAAATCCAAGGGCGGAGCCTGCAATGTATTGGGATTTCGTTGATAAAATACCCACCAAAGTGTGGAGGTTTGATAAAGATCGTAGGCCAAGAGATCAGGTCTATACTGATAAGTTTCAGTGATCACCCACTCGATGTCATCAGGAAGCTTGGGTATGGGTCTGTTGACCATGACGTCCAGATAGAACTGTGTGTATCCTGTGTTGAAATAAGGACTGGTCGAATCGTAGTTAGCAGCCATTACCAGTATCCTCCTTTGAGCAAGTTGCCATCGGCAAATCCTTTGACACTGAAGTTCTGGCTTACTTGTGCTCTGCTCTGAATTGGCAGCAATGATATAGAAATTTCCATTTTGGTAGGAACGTATGTGGGTTCGCCATCGGCCAAATTGTTGGCAAGAGAAGGTCTAAAGTCCTTGGCACCAGGCAACAAGCGGCTGTTAAGCAATCTATTTACGCTGTATGCCAAGGGGTTGTTGGCAATTGGACTACGTAGTCGAGCCAGTTGTAGATTGGTATTGTTGTTCAACCAAGACTGACACCGGATGTAATCCACGTCTGGTGGCAAATTATAATTGAACTGACTGATCACACAGGGATGCTCGTTGAACTGATAGTTGCCGTAGCCATTGAGGTATACCAGGGGCGGTGGCGCACCTCGTAGACTAGCATCTTGACCATAGAACATTTTGGTTGCACTGCGGAAAAAGTGTATCACTGCCAAGAGATAATTGGCTTCATTGGTATCCTGTGCTGTGAATGTGGCACGAAGGTTAATGACATCAACATAGCTGTTTCGATAAAAATAACCACGATAGTTAGAATGTGTTAAATCGTAAGCTTCGTAGTTGGCCTTGTATGCTGTTTCGATGCTGGGCGTGTAAGGAAAAATAACACCGTCTGTGGCTCTCAACGCTGCCAATATACCAGGACCATTGGTTGGACCGAATGGCCCAACACTGGGTTCGTTGTAGAGATAGTTACTGTTGGGCGCCAGGCGTAGTCTTACTCGCCAATCAGTGCTCTGTGCCTTGTTGTTTCGTAGACTGCGAACCGCTGCCTGGTTTCTGGCAGCGTCTGTTAGTCCTGCAGTAACGGCATTTTGTTGTGCGACTATGTTGCTGCCTGCAGCGGTATTGACTTGTGCCAGTTGAGCTGCAAGCTGGAGTGCTGTCGATACCCTGGGGTCTTGAGCGCCCACTGCGCCAGGCAAAGACTTCAGCGCAATTGATGCAGCAGTAATGGCCAGTCTTATTTGAGCATCCCTAGCCTGTTGTTCTGTGAGCCCTGTGCTCACTGTGGTGCCAGTAGCTGTGTCCAGAATAGACCAAGTGTTTGTGGTTGGATTGTAGACTGTGCTAAACGGTGCAGGTCCAGTGCCACGCACCGCACCAGCTGAAGAAACTGCCGAAGCATCGGTGGTAGCAATAACTTCTCGAGCAGCATCCAGTTGTCTAGAGGTCTCAAGAGCCAATCTAGCAGTTTCAACTTGTTGTTCTTCGAGCACAGCAGTTTCAGCCTGCAGGGCTTGGATTTCTATTTCTCGTGTGCCCCGCTGTTCTAGAGTAAGCTGGCTGAGCTCAAGATCATTATCCAATTCGGCTTGTAGTTCGGCAATTCTATCTTTATTATCTTTGATCTGTATGCCTTGATCTACAACCTGTTGTCGCAAAATTTGGTCCGTCGGCGCCAGTTCTTGAACTGTTCTTCGAGCAGCGTCATAATCAGGCGGGGGTGCATTGGGCGGGAGTGGAACCAGTCTGGGGTCTATGGTGCGACGACGAAGATCTGTTGATGCAGCGTCACTCAACTCTACCAAAGCACCTTCTGGTGCACCACCCGGTGCTGATGTAACCACAGGGGGCGCCGAAATTGCTGATCTATCGACGGTAGCAATGATTCGTTCAGCAGCAGTAAATTGGCTCGCATTCTCCAGGCCCAATCGGAAAGTTTCAGCTCGTTCGTCTCGGAGCAAAGCAGTTTCAGCCTCTAGGGCTTGAATTTCTATTTCTCGGGTGCCTCGTTGTTCTATGGTAAGCTCGTTGAGCTCGGCGTCAGTTTCCAATTCGGCCTGTAGCTCGTCGATTCTTCGTTGATTTCTCAGAATATTGTCGTCTTGCCTTACAAGTTCATCACTTGTAATTCGAAGTTGCGGTCCTAGTTCTCGAACAGTTCTTTGAGCAGCATCATAATTGGCCTGTGTCTGGGCATCTACCACAACTGGTGTCGCTGTAGAGGTTTGAACTTGATTGGCCGGGAGTGTTACTGTGAATAGTCCATCAGCACCTCGCACAGGGGGCGCTGAAATTGCTGATCTATCGACGGTAGCAATGGTTTGTTCAGCAGCATTGAATTGTCTAGCATTCTCCAGGCCCAATCGGAGAGTTTCAGCTCGTTCATCTCGGAGCAAAGCAGTTTCGGCCTCTAGGGCTTGAATAGTTATTTCTCGGGTGCCTCGCTCATCTAGGGTGAGGTCGGCAGCAGGATTTTCCAATTCGGCTTGTAGTTCAGCAATTCTTTGTTGATTTCTCAGAATATCGACGTCTTGCCTAAAAAGTTCATCACTTGCAATTTGAATCTGCGGGCCTAGTTCTCGAACAGTTCTTTGAGCAGCGTCATAATTGGCCTGTGTCTGGGCATCTACCACAACTGGTGTTGCTGCGCCGGTCTGAACTTGATCGGCTGGGAGTGTTACTGTGAATAGTCCATCAGCACCTCGCACAGGGACTGGCGCGCCGGTTGTGGGGCGCAGGCTGCGTGTGGCGTCGCCGGCCAGGCCTGCTACAGCATTACCTGCTTGAGCCACTGCTGTGGCTTGATTCAATAGACCAGCAATTGGGGCCAATGGATTAGGAACTCTTAAAATACCGCTGACCAAGTTGACCACTGGTGCTGCTCTGTTCAAAAACTGTTGTGCTTCTTGAGCCCCTTTGAGAAATCCTGTAAAATCAGTTTGAATCTGTGAGACAAATTGTGTGAGACTAAAACCGGCACTGCCCGGGCCTATTTCACCAAATGCTAGCGCTGCGTTTCGCGCTACTTCGCCAGGGGTGATCACTCCCACACGGTCGACCACCTCGGGGCCAAAAGCGCCCGGGCCTATTTCACCAAATGCTGCTGCTGCTGCTGATGCTTCGGCAGGGCTGAGCACCGGGGGGCCAAAGTTTTCCAGCGTATCGGGAAATCCATATCCTGGTGTTTGCGCTGCTTTGGCGCCGTCTATATATCCCCCCGCATTGAAAAAATCGTTGTAGATCTTGTCGCCTGCCAGGCTGCCGGCTTGTTGATAGGGGCCGAAGCCTCCTAAATCCTCGTAGGGAACATCAAAGCTGCTGGCAAAATTAGATACATCAAGGTCAAGCGATCCAGTTATGTATTCGGCGCCAGCAGTATCAGTCACTGAACTCACAGCAAAGTCGCCGGAGAACAAATCGCTACCGGTAATTGTAAATCCTTCACCACTCATAATTTTTTGTTTTTCTTAGTATGTTTTGTCCAACACCTCTGGATCAGTTTCCAAAGTGCCATGCACACAGTATAACACACAGTCTTCCAGTGTGTAAGCTGCAAATCGCGTGTTGGCCGGGATTACTGTGCTGGCCGGAGCAATGTATCTGATGCCATTGTTGTCTTTGTCAAAGACCACAATCTCGCCTTGTGCCAGTATGACCACATGCTCATCTGGGGTTCGTTTGTTGTAGAATTTTATGTTTTTGGGTATCCAAGATGCTTTGATAAAAATATTTTCAGCCTGAATATTCTTGACCCGGGCCAGGGCACTAAACGGCAGCTGAGGGCCACTTGCAGGCGGACCAATCACTGTGGGCTCAGGTGTTGAAGTTTGCTGTTCTTGATATTCGGTTTGCATATCTTTATTTACCCAAATCAAAATAGACTCAGTTTATCTTAGAGTTGACAACTCACACTTTTGTGTTATAATAAGTAATCTATAGGAGACTGCCTGTGTCTGACACACCAACAAGAACCCCGGCCAAAACAAATTATCTCAACAACAGAGACATACTCAAAGAAATACATTTCAGTAAAAACACCTACTGCTGGTTTCGAGATCGAGTCAACGATCATCAGTATGATCTCATTGTGCCCAGTTTGAGCAAAATCAATCAACGCACCATCGCCGAAGCACGACGCAACCGTGCAGACCGACTCAAACGAGAAACTGGACAAGAAGTCAACGACAAAAAAATTGCGCACACTGAACTGGTGTTTAGAGTCACGTGTTGGGATCACATACCTGCTGCTCCTAAAAAAATTCCCAAGTCACAGCAAAAGAAACGCAAGATCGAAGACATCCTGGAGTTTGAAGATCTAATAGAAACCGAACAAGATGTGGATATTGAACTGGTGGATGTTCCACAGGATACCACCAAAATGCGTGTGAACTTTCCGCCCTTTGAACACTACAGGCTGGACGATGCCAAACAGCCGTTCATAGTTGGCCGCAGTCACTGGCGAGGCGATTTGGCCACTGGAGAATTCTCCAAAGATCACGGCGAAATGACTCGCAAGTTGGCCATGATGTTTATGAAGTTATGCGAGCGTTATGCCACAAGGAGCAACTGGCGTGGATACACCTACAACGAAGAAATGCGGGGACAGGCCCTGCTGCAACTCAGTCAAATTGGACTCCAGTTTGACGAGTCAAAATCGCAGAACCCTTTTGCGTATTATACTGCCGCTATCACTAACAGCTTTACTCGTATCCTGAACATTGAAAAGAAAATGCAGAACATCCGCGATGACATCTTGGAAATGAACGGGCTGAACCCAAGCTGGACTCGCCAAAATGCAGGTTCTAAAACAATGGCAGAAATGAGCGGGGCTGTGACCACCCACGATGACTGATCACGAACTTAGGCAAGAACTAGAACAAACATATGAGTTGGTATGCTTTGCTAACCTAGCCGATATTGGTGCTAGACACAGTGAAGTATACCAACTGTTTTCACAACATTGTCAGGAAGAATATCAACCAAATCAAAGACTGATATTCTACAGTTCAGAAGAGCCAAGTCAAAAACTACTAGATCACATTCAAAAAGCAGGCTCAGACCATAATATCAGCAACTGGTTTATTGTATTTTGCACTCCTTGGGATATCACCGCCAAGCTCGAGTCTGCTAACCAGAGGTATGGGTTTGATGCTCAGGTCATGCGACATCAGCAGGTTACGCTCAACTATACTGGCACAATCATTGACAGTAGTATTGTTCCTGTTGATGTTAGGTGCGTGATGCCATTTCACAGTCTCGATGTAGACATCGACGGTGCGGTAAGACCATGCTGTAAGTATGTGTCAGATATATCTCAGCCTGCCGACCAAAATTTAATGCAGACATTTACCAATGGTGTTATTGCAAACATCAGAGAACAGTTTAGACAAGGAAATCGCATCAAAGATTGTGATGTTTGTTGGGATAAAGAACGTCAAGGATTACCCAGTCACAGACATATAATGTCAAACATGTTTAGCGATTTGAAATATCAAACTTTATATGACAATCCTGAATTGCAATTTCTCAGCATTTCTCCTTCTAATATCTGCAACTTTAAATGCAGAATTTGTAACTCACGAAGCAGTAGTGCAATTGCAGTCGAAGAGCTTCAACAAAAAACTTACAAATCAACTCTCAAGATAAACTTAAATCGTCGTTCTCAAAATGGGTATGACAACATTTTAAAACTAGTCAACGGCTGCTTGGATCATCTGGAGTTTCTCCACATACTAGGCGGAGAACCGTTGATGATGAAAGGTATCACAGAGGCATTGACTCACATTGTGGATTCTGGACATTCTAATCATATTACTATTGTGTTCAATACCAATGGCAGTGTGTGGAATCAAAAAATCGTCGACTTTTTACAAAAGTTTCAAAAAGTTCGAATACAAATAAGCATCGACGATGTTGGTCCAAGATTCGAAATCCAACGAGGTGGTGTGTGGGAAGCAATCGATGCCAATGTTAGAAAATATGTTGCGCTAATTCAACCAGAACGTTTTGAAGTAATACTCAACCCTACTGTGAACATTCAAAACATTTTGTATCTCGACGAATTGTTTGACTATGCCAAAGAGTTAAATGTGGGTGTTGGCTGGCAGTTTCTGCGTCAACCTGAATCTCTCAACATCGATTGTATGACACCGGCAGCAGTGAGATTGGTCAAGTCTAAATTTGCTCAATCTCCTTATGAATCGTTGAGGGACTTGGCTGCTGGTCTAGTGGAAGATCCTACCCACACTGGTAAAAACTTTGTGGAATACATGAACAAATTGGATTCTATTAGAGCACAAAACTTTGCTCAAAGTCATCCAGAAATATTCCAAGCCATGAGCCAAGTGCCTTGACCTGCTGAGCAAAACTATTATATACTAGAAAGGATCACAAAATACTCTATGAACCTTTTCAAAAAAGCCGCAATCTTCACTGACATTCATTTCGGGCTCAAGTCAAACAGCACCTTGCACAACGAAGACTGTTTGGCTTTTGTCAAATGGGCCACGGCCAAGGCACGCAAAGAGGGCTGCGAGACCTGTTTGTTTTTGGGTGATTGGCATAATAACCGTTCTAGTTTAAATATTGTTACGCTCAATTATAGTCTAAGAGCGTTGGAGCATCTCAATGCTAACTTTGAACGTGTTTATTTCATTCCTGGCAATCACGATTTATACTATCGCGATAAGCGTGATATACAAAGTGTTGAGTGGGCCAGACACCTCCCTAATGTTGAGATTTGCAATGATTGGTTTCAACGCGACAATGTGGTTATTGCACCTTGGCTTGTGGGTGATGATCATAAGCGACTCATGAAGATGCAGGGTCAATATCTTTTTGGCCACTTTGAACTTCCAGGTTACTTGATGAACGCCATGGTGGAAATGCCGGACCATGGAGAGATACAGCGAGAACATTTAGCAGGATTCGACCATGTATTCACCGGACACTTCCACAAGCGACAGACCAAAAAGAACATTACCTATATCGGTAACGCATTCCCTCACAATTATGCAGATGCTGGTGACGACGAACGAGGACTTACAGTCCTGGAGTGGGGCATGGCTCCACGTTATCACGCATGGCCCGAACAGCCGACCTATCGAGTTCACGGATTGGCTAACCTTATCGACAATGCTGGAACTCTTCTTCGACCCCGAATGCATGTGCGTGTCAATTTAGACATTGAGATCAGTTACGAAGAAGCCAACTTCATCAAAGAAACATTTATTCAGCAGCATGGATTGCGAGAAATGGCATTGATCCCCAACAAAACAGCCGGGGTGGACGAAGACATGGCGCCCGGTGAAGTCAAGTTTGAATCAGTGGACCAAATTGTAGTGGATCAAATCACAAACATTGATTCAGAATTCTACGACAATAAGTTGTTGTTGAAAATTTATCAAAACTTATGATTTACTGTGTTTGGTATCCGTCGGGAGGGTTTGGCAACTTTGTAAATTCTGTTCTGAACTTATACGGGCATGGGTTTAAAAGACCAAACAAACAGCCCAAATTTTCCAAAGACGGTAACAGTCACTTGCAGGAGTTAATGGCACCCACTTACTGGATGGACCCGGATGAATATCAATTTGATTTTGATCCAACACTCAATTACAGTTTGTTAGTGGACAATGGTATCAACAATGAAGGCAAAAGATTTAAACAATTCTTCCCCGATGCCACTGTTATCAAAATATGCTACAGCAATTTTACTTGGCCAGTGATTGCAAACACAATGATAGTCAAGGCAAAATGTTCAACCATTGAGCAGGATTTGTTGTCAGATCTAGCAAACTGGGACAGCGAAGAACCTTGGGTTCAACGAGAAAAATACTTTTTGTTTCTTAGAGACTCGCCGCTGAGATTCAAATGGAAACCCAGCAATGCCGAATCAGCATTGATGATTGATGATTTGTTAAACTATCAAACATTCAAACAAAAACTCAACATAGGCCTAGATGAGTTTGAATCTTACTGGAACAGTTGGAGAACAGTCAACGATGTGTATATTAGACCCGTGTTGCAGGCACAACAATTTTTATCCGGGCAGCAAGATTGTATAACTGACATCTGGACTCAGGCCGTTGTGTATTATCAAATTTGGTGTCAGCACGGTGTTGAGGTGCCGCACAATGATTTTTTGAATTTTTTTGTTGATTCGACTCATTGCAAAAAATGGATCAACAGCATCAAATGAAATTATTAACCATCAGCGATGGGTTTGGAGACAGTGCGATTGGCCCTGTTTGGTATTGTGACTTTATCAAATGGCCTGAAATAATCAAGCTCATGACCAAAGGCACCCAACTAACGAACTTATCTAGATACGGTGCAGGCAACGAATACATTTCTCAATGTTTGAAAAATAACATGCCCGGTCACGATGCTGTGTTAATACAGTGGGCAGCGCCCAATCGATTTGATCTTGTGTTAGGGGAACATCGAGACGTTTGGCAACAACAGATTGATCTAGACCCTGTTTACAACAACAATGTGCTTGACATAAACAACGATCAGTATTGGCTGTCCAGCGGTAGTCAAAATCTAAACGTAAAAGAATATCATTCAAAGTATATTTGTCTTCAACAACATCGGTTACGGTCGCAACTTTTTGTTGACTATGCTACACTTCTATGTAGGGCACACAGTGCAAAACATGGATTTTTCTTAACCGTGGACAGCAGATACCTAGAGAATACTGTAAAGGATACATCAAACTGGTGTTGGCACGAACAGTTCAAAGGGATGGATAGTTTTAGATCGATCAGCACATATGCAGATCTTGATGCTAAACTAAATTTAGTGCAACCAATATCTTTGGTTCAGTTCGAGTTCATCAAAAAATTCATTGTTCCAAAATTTGATTTCCCTTGGCGCAACATCAGAGAAATCGATGCTGTAGAGAATATGCTGTATCGAAAATACAAAGAAGCCATAGTTAAAAGAGATGATTAACTTTAAAACACTAACTGTTCGAAATTTTATGAGTGTGGGCAATGCCACACAAGGCATCGATTTTGATCGCAGAGATCTCACACTGGTGCTGGGCGAAAATTTGGACCTAGGCGGGGACGGATCAAGAAACGGCACAGGCAAGACCACAATCATCAATGCCTTGAGCTATGCCTTGTATGGACAGGCCCTGAGCAATATTCGCAAAGACAATCTTGTGAACAAGACCAATGCCAAACACATGTTGGTGAGTTTGGATTTTAACGTGGGTGGCAAGGATTTCAAAATTGAACGTGGGCGCAAACCCAATGTGCTCAAGTTCTACGTCAACAACGAAGAGCAAACTGCCACAGACGAAGCACAAGGCGACTCAAGAGAAACTCAGGATGCTATTGAACGTATTCTGGGCATGAGTCATGACATGTTCAAACACATCTTGGCCTTGAATACCTATACCGAACCGTTTTTGAGTTTGAAGGCCAACGAACAACGAACCATCATTGAGCAGTTGTTGGGCATTACACAACTATCAGAACGTGCTGATCGTATCAAAGAGCTGAATCGAGAAACCAAAGATGCCATCAGTCAAGAAGAATTTCGTATTCGTGCTGTGCAAGAAGCCAACAAGCGCATTGAAGAACAAATTGAAAGCTTGCGCAAACGACAGACTCTTTGGATTAAAAAACGCGACGAAGACGTAGCAAAGTTTGCACAGGCCATTGCCGACCTTGAGCACATTGACATTGAAAAAGAATTACAGTCCCATAGAGATCTTGATTCCTATCATCAGCGGCGCAAAGATCGAGAAGATGCAGAAAAATATATTCGTGCAATTGCTGCCGATGATGCCAAGCTACAGAAAACTGTGGAAAAGCTAGAGAAAGAAATTGCATCACTGGACGATCACAAGTGTTATGCCTGTGGACAAGAGCTGCATGATACCAAGCAAGACGAGATCCGAGCTGCCAAGCAAGCAGCATTGCAGGAAGCTGCACTACAGTTGCTGGCCAATGATACTCAGAGACAACAACATCAAGACACATTGCAACAACTGGGCGAACTGGGCCGAGCCCCCACAGTGTTTTATGACACACTAGAAGATGCGCTGAATCATCGCAACAGTTTGGAAAGTTTACGCCGGAGTCTTGACGCCAGGTCTGCAGAAATTGATCCCTATGGTGAGCAGATCGAAGACATGCAGGGTCAGGCCTTGCAGGTAGTGAGCTACGACAATCTAAACGAGCTTACTAGACTACAGGAGCACCAGGACTTCTTGTTGAAATTGTTGACCAGCAAAGACAGCTTTGTGCGTAAGAAGATCATTGAACAGAACTTGAGCTATTTGAATCAACGACTCACACACTACCTGGATCGCATTGGTTTGCCACACACTGTGAAGTTCCAGAACGATTTGACTGTGAGCATCGAAGAACTGGGACGCGAACTGGACTTTGACAACTTGAGTCGAGGTGAACGAACACGTCTGATCTTGAGCATGAGCTGGGCATTCCGCGACGTGTGGGAAAGCCTGTATCATCCCATCAACCTGCTGTTCATTGACGAACTCATGGACAACGGCCTGGACACACAGGGTGTGGAAAACGGCCTAGCTCTGCTGAAGAAGATGAGCCGTGAGCGCCACAAGTCAATTTGGCTAGTGAGTCACAAAGACGAACTGGCTGGCCGTGTTGAGAACATTCTCAAAGTGGTCAAAGAAAACGGATTTACACAGTATAATACTGATGTTGACATAGCATGAAAATTTTGATTACTGGCGTGACCAGTGGCATAGGGTTGAGTTTATCCAACAAGTTGCAGACGCACCAAGTAGTGGGGCTGTCAAGGCACGAACTAGATTTATCTGATCCTGTTGCAGTGGCCGAATACAGTGTTGACTGTTACGATATGTTAATCAACTGCGCTGGCACCGGTGTGGGTGGCAAGATTGATTTTGTAAATCATTGCGACCACGATGCTGTCAAAATACTAAACGTGAACTTGATTTCGCCGATGTTGCTTTCAAAAAAAGCGTTGAAAGAAAATCCAAATTGCAAGATTGTCAACATAACCAGTACAAACAACAACAGATACTATCCAAATGATCTGGTCTACAGTTTGAGCAAGCAAGCATTAGCAGACTTTGGAGACATGTTGCGAGTTGAGTATCCTAACGTAAGTCTGTTGGAAATTAGATTGGGTCTGACCAAAACCAACTTCAACCACACTCGGTATGCAAAATATCCTGACCGATTCAGTGACATCTATCAGTATCCACATTTGCTAGCGGATCAAGCTGTAAATAAGATTGTGTCAGTATTGTTTGATCCCATTATAAAAACAATCGAGGTGAGTCCATGACTTTTCCTTGGCAATTGTATCACTGGCACTTTGAGGTAAGCGCCAAGTGCACATTGAAATGTCCGCGGTGTCCCAGAAATGATACGGCACCTGTGCCCTGGATGAACAAAGAGCTTGATTTAAATTTTTTCAAGCGTGTGTTGAGTCCTGAACTACTGAAAACACAAGTGCGTAGAATTACCATGTGTGGTGACATTGGTGATCCGATCTATGCCAGCGAGTATTTGGAAATTGTTGATTACATCAAGTCACAAAACCCAAAAATACATGTATACACCATTACCAACGGAAGTTATCGAAAAGAGTCGTGGTGGAAAGAGTTTGCCAAGCTATCCAACGAATACGATACTATAAACTTCAGTGTGGATGGCTACGACAACCAATCCAATAATCTGTATCGAGTAGGCAGCGATTGGGATTCTATCATGGCAGGTATGCGTATCATGTGCCAAGAAAGCGCAGCCCATGTTTACTGGGCATCCATAGTGTTTTCATTCAATCAAGATCATCTTGACAGTATCAAACAACAGGCAACTGATATCGGTTGCGACGGTATACAATTAACATACAGCACAAAATTTGGCAGCAAGTATGGTGATTCATACGGCGGGAGTCAAGACACACTTGAACCGCGCAAGGAATACATCAGTTCAACACATCGCTACGAACGACATTTTATACCACTATCAAACAAGCAACAACTCAATCAAGACTACCTATCTCAAAATTTAACTCAATACAACATAATCAAGCAACAACACAACAAATTTATAACTCCAATGTGTTCTATCGGAAATCGTGGAATCTATGTCAGTGCAGACGGTGTATTGCATCCTTGCAGCTGGGTTAGTTTTCCATATATTTCGCTAGGAACTGATCGAAAAACCATTGACTTCAAAGACAGCTTTCATCAAGTATACAGAGATCAACTCAATTTAAAAACACACAGTCTAGAACAAGTTTTAAACAATCCAATTTGGGAAAAATTGTTTTCTACATTTGATGATCCCAGCAGGGCCTGGGTTGAATGTGAACAGAAGTGCAATTGTGAGTTAGTCGACCAAAACTACGCTGTTGGGTATCTGACCAACTAAGTAAAGGCACATGACATGGCTATACAACAATCAACCAGTGGAAACTCTCCCAGAAGATTGTGTGGGCTTTGTCTACTTGATTACCAACACTACAAACAATCGCAAATACATAGGCAAAAAATTAGCCAAGTTCTCAAAGACAACTCAGAAAACAGTCAAACTCAAAAACGGCAACAAACGCAAGAAAAAAATTCGCACCAAGGTGGACTCAGACTGGCGAGACTATTATGGTTCAAGCCCCGAACTCACCCGTGACGTAGAACTCCTGGGCAAAGACAATTTTCAACGAGAAATACTTTATTACTGTCGATCAAAATCAGAGTGCAGCTATATTGAAGCAAGAGAACAATTTTCCAGACGTGTATTAGAATCAGCCGACTACTACAACGGGCACATTCAGGTGCGTGTTCATGGTAGTCATATCAAAGACAAATTAAGCAGTTAAGGCCAGCACAAGCCAACATCGTGTGCCCTAGACCTGGATCTCGGATCACAGGGAGTGGAAGCCTCGCCGCGCTAGCGAGCACTCAATCACTATCCTTGACAGGACGACGATGGCAAATGCCGCCATTTGATTGTTTGAACAGAATTCGTAGAGCTAAAAAGACGTAGCAGCGATGCTACACTTTATACGCCCAAGCTAGCATTTGGGAGTATAAACGCCGTTGTGATAAGAACGGGGATGGAGGTATCGGACAACCGCCTCTGCAAAACACCCCAATGCTAGTGACTGTGCCACTCAGATGAGAACATTCTTTGCCCTGTGCGGGCAAAGTGTGACCGATTAATCTAGATGAGTATTAAATCGCTTCGCTCTTGTGTTTCAAATAAACTGTTGTTGAGCGATAGCGAAAACAACAGATGTGCGCAGCACATCTTA